CATTAAGGAAGGAAGGAAGGAAAATGATTAAAAAAGCAAAGATAATAACTGTGGAGGGAACAGAGTTTCACATTGGAACTCTTTCTCCTCTTACAGCCATGGCTGTTTTAAAAAAATTGACTGGAATTATTGGAACAGCATTCAGTGCCGAAAAGCAGACAGAAGTGTTTGCTGCTTTAGGGCCAGCTCTCAATACGTTAGAAGATAAAGATCTAAATATTCTATGGCTTCAACTTTTTTCATGTGTGCAGGTTGTTCCAGCCGGAAAACCTCCATTTCAAATTGACTCAGAAGCATCTTTCAATTCTGCATTTATGGGATTGGATCCGGATGCTATTTTTATTGTTGGATTTGATGTGATGAGGCACAATCGGTTCCCTTTAGTGAGGGACATGGAGGGCGATACTGGAGAGTTAATGAACGGAATCCTTACTACTCCAGAGGTAGTAGAGACCGAAGAAAGCACATAAAAACTCTGGGAGAAGTGGGAACTCTTGAAAAGGAGTTTGAAGAAGAATGGTTAGTCTGGAGAATAATAAAAGAATCGAATTACCAGATTAGTCGAGAACAAATAGAGACTGAATGGTCTTTAGATGATGTCTTTAAAGTAAATGCTTTATTAGACATGGAGCAAGATTATCAAACTGCTGATAGTGGATTACAAGCCATGAAGCAGGATAAGACAAATAAGTAAAGGGGAAGTGCAGTGGTTATTGAAGAGTTTATATCAAAGTTTTCTTTTAAAGCTGACACTTCCAAAGTTCATAATTTTTCTAAGAAAATGGATGAAGCCAAGGAAAAAACGTTCGGTGCAGACAGTGCTTTTGAAAGGTTTCAAGATCAGTTAAAAAAAGGAATTCCTAATCAGTGGTTTCAGAGTATGTCCGGATTCATCACTACTTTTAATAGATCACGGGTTTTTCTAAATGGATTTAAAAATACATTTCAAATTTTAAGTAAACTTCCATTTGGAGGTGTATTTAAAGGTATAAGTAAAGCTGTAACAGGAATAATGCTTCCAATGAATAGATTCGGATTACTTATAACTCGCATACGAAGTTCAGTACGGTCCTGGATGCATTTGATGAGAACAGGATGGAAACAATTATGGGTTAATTTTAAAGGGCATATGGCTGGTATTTGGGCAGCCACAAAGAGTGGGCTCACTCAATTGGGTCCTCTTATAAGAACTAATTTATTAAAATTAAAAACTTGGATCACAAAAACATGGAATGGTATAGTAACGGCTGTAATGGCTGGAAATAATAAATTTCTTAAGGGAATGATTTCTGGATTTCAGAAAGTAGGTGGTTTTTTTAATCCTAAATTAGCTAAGTTCGGAAAAGGAATAAAGGGAGCTACTGCTAATATACCGATATTAGGTAAAGCTTTAGCTGGAATTCCTGCTTTTGCTTTAGGAGCTGTAGCTGCTCTTGGTTTAGTAGTTGCCGGTATTTTCGTAGTGGTTAAGGCCATTAAAGCAATAGCTTCAGCTACCAGACAATTTATTGAGTTTGAAACTGCTATGAAGGGTGTTCAAAAAGTAACATTAGCTTCTGCTCGGGAGATGGGACAATTAGAATCTTCTGCTATGCGAGCCGGTGAGGCCAGCATTTTTACAGTAAAAGAAGCGGCTAATGCTCAAAAATTTCTAGCAATGGCTGGTCTTTCTGTTAAAGAAACTATGGCAGCTTTACCCGGAACACTTCAATTAGCTGCCGCTGGAGAAATGGATTTAGCTACTGCAGCAGATATTGCAACTAATATTATGTCTTCAAATGCTTTAGCAGTAGAAGATTTGACACGAATAAATGATGTAATGGCTTTTACAGCAGCTAATGCTAATACTGACATTGTTCAGTTGGGAGCTGCTATTTCTAAGATAGGACCTGCTGGTAGACTTGCAGGACTTAGTGTTGAAAATCTCAGTGCTTGGTTAGGAGTACTTGCTAACAATGGTGTCAGAGGTGAAAGAGCTGGTACTATGGTCCGTAATGCAATAAAGGATTTAGTGAATCCCTCAGAGAAAATGGCAAAAGCTATGGCAGCTGGTGGAGTAGCTATAGCTGATTTTGTAGATGCTACTGGTAATATTCAAGATATTGATGCTTTTCTGATGGCTATGGAGAACATGGATGCTGTTTCCAAAAAATCATTTTTGGCTAGTTTAGATGAAAGAACTTGGCAAGCTTTATCTCCAATCATAACAGGTAGTGCTGAAGCTGTGGCTCAATTTAATGATGAATTGGAAAGATCTGGAGGAACAGCTGCTAAGATGGCAGGGTTTGCTTTTAAAGGGTTGAGTGGAGCTGTCAAACAATTCAAGTCCAGGATGGGAGCTTCTGCTGTTAAATTCATGAAGAATTCCGGACTTGATAAACTCTTTGAAGATATTGTTCGATTTGCATCAGATGTATTTCCTCCATTGATTGATATGATTGGATTGGCTTTACGGCCTATTGTTTTTGTACTCAGAGTATTGATGACATTACTTACAGTTGCAGGAGTGATATTTAAAGGTTTAGCTCAACAGGCTGTTCTTGTGGGTGGAGCCCTTGTGAAGGGATTATTATGGCCTTTTGAAAAGTTGTTGGGATTTTTCAATGGACTAATGGGATATATCCGTCAATTTTTTGATTGGATGGTGAATATTGAAACGGGACCGTTGGCTTCTATCATAAAATGGATTACTGGTCTTATAGATAAATTAACTGGTTTTTTCAGTAAGTTTAAAGATTTTTTCAGTAAAGATTCTACTTCTATAAGTTCTCCAGCAGGAGATATGTTGGGTTCGGGAGGCACTTCAACCAGTTCTACTACAAATACAGCTGTAGACACTACTGTAAACATCACAGGAGTGGATCCTAATAATGCAGGAGCTGTAGCTGCAGCTGCCAGATCAGCTGTAGCAATTGAAGTCAGAAAAATACTTATAGAGGCAGGAATTTAATATGGGTAATTTAAAGATTCCAGCTATGCTTTTCGGTGGACGTAAACGAAGTAAATCAATTAAAAGTAATTCATTCAGTTTAGTGTTTGATCTTCAAATATCTGAATCTCATTCATTTAATAGTGATGTTACTAATCATCCGGTAGAAGGTGGCTCCCCTATTTCAGATCACATAGAAAGGAAATTACGTTCCGGATCCTCTTCATTTTTCATTTCCAATTACAGTTTGAAAATTGGAGAATTAGAAACAAATAGAGTACAGGATGTGTATGATCTATTTAAACAATTGTGGAAATCAAAACAATTAGTTACTTTAGTAACTGATCTTGAAGTTTATAAAAATGTAGCTATTACAAGTGTAAGCATTTCCCGGAGTGCAGGAACAGGAGAAGCTGGTACTTTTGAAGTATCTTTTACGGAATTCCGAATTGTAAGACTTAAAAAAATATCTGTAGATGCTAGTATTATAATAACTGAGTTAGAAACTGAAGAGAGTCAACAAGCTTCTCCTCCTGTAGAATTAGGAGAGCAATCTCCTATTGAAGAAGATTGGGAAGATACTTTAAGCAAAGAAGAATTATCTGTTTATGAAGATTGGGAGAGTGATTTATAATGCTTAAGATACCAATATTTCAAGATCAATCAGCTGATTTTACAGAAAGAGTAACTCTGGATAATGTCTTAATAAGTTTAAGATTCGCCTGGAATACTAAAAGTCAATATTGGATGTTAAATACTTATGAAGAAATAGATTCCGGAATAAAATTAAATGGTATTAAAATTGTTCTTGATTATCCTATTCTATATCAGTTTCCTGTAACTCTTCCCGGTCAGCTTATAATCTTACAGCAGGATTCTTCTTTAAGCTCTGAGATTACTTATAATAGTTTTGGAAATGGTCACAATCTTTTTTATCTTTCAGAAGAAGAGTTTGCTGGATGGAAGGTAGTAAATGGCTTTCAATAGAATTTTAAATGTGAAAGTGGGATTTGAACACACGGGAATTCTTATTTCAGATCTTAATATCGATTTTCAGATAGAAAGATCTATTGATTTTTCTGCAAATTCTGCAAAATTAAAAATATATAATCCTGCTCTTGATACTCAGGAAAAGTTTCTAAAGAAAGGAGCCAGTGTTATTGTTACTGCTGGCTATGATGATGAAGGTTCCGGAGTTATTTATGTAGGTCAGATCACTGAAAGTGTCGCTTATAAAGAAGGTCCTAATCGTATTGTAGATATTGTAGCTGGGAGTATTCAAAATGCAAATAGAGATTTAGAATATATCACAGTCAGTCTTTCGTATAAACGAAATACAGCAATTACAACTCCTTTAAAAGATATTACCACAGCTTTAGGACTTACTACTTATGGATTTGAAATAGCTAATAATATAAAATTGTCTAATGGTTTTTCTTTTGCAGGTTCTGCTAAAGCAGCTTTTGCCAGATGTAAAGATATTTTAATTGCTAATGGTATGGATCTTTTTATTGATAACACTACAGTTGTAGTCTTTAAGAAGAATACTGCAAATACCAGATTCAAAGTAGTTTATCTCACTCCGGAGACAGGATTGATAGGAACTGCTAAATTAACTGATTCGAGTAAAGCTGGTAATCCGGAAGAAGAATTCCCTTTAAGAGTATCTTTTAAATCTCTTTTGAATCCCAGTTTAAATCCCAATGGTGTTATAGTGATAGATAAGAGTACAGTTGAAGGAACTTTTGTACTTGAAAAAGTATCGTTTTCAGGTAATAATTATGGAGGAGCATTTATAGCTACTGGAGAGGGGGTAACGTGAGAACAGATTTAGTAGAAGCAATGACTATATGGTTAAACTCTAAATTTGAAGATGTTCATACAGCTATTCCTGGTAAAATAGAAAAGTATGATGAAGTCACAGAAACTGCTGATGTACTCCCTCTTTTAAGTAAAATAACAATAAAGAATACAGAGGTAGCTCTCCCAGTAATTCCAGGAGTGCCTGTCATATTTCCTTCTGGTCAAGCTTTTAAATTATCATGGGAAGTGCAGAAAGGAGATGGTGTTTTATTAGTTTTTTCTGAGGCTGCTTTAGGAGCTTGGGTTAATTCAAATGGAAGTAAACAAGTTTCTCCGGAAGGTAAACATAGATTTTCTGAAACAGATGCTATTGCTATTTTAGGTTTGAGTCCAAAAGTTATAGAGCCAGCACTTGAAATGTATATTAATAAGACAGGAAAAATGACCATAGGTTCCGGATCTTCTCCATTTGTAAAAGGGGATGCTTTAGATACTTTTTTTAATACTCTATTGAATGATTCATGGATGTTGTTACCAGCTGGTACTGTAGTGCAAAATGCTGCAATTTTAACAGCTTTACAATTATCAGCGACTGCAGCTAAAGCAACTCTTTCAGGATTGCAAAGTACAAAGGTGAGTGCAGAATGATAAACTTAGCAATTGATCCTGATACAAATGATATCATATTAAATAAAAGAAATCTCACTGTGGCTTCAGACATAGAAGCTCTTGCCCAATTATGTGAAAGTCGTTTACTTGTAATTGAAGGTGATTATTTCCTGGATAAAACATTAGGTATCCCTTATATTTCTCAAGTGTTTGTAAAAACAAGTGATAAATCATTAGTAGATTCTTTTTTTAAAAATATGTTATTAGAAACAGAAGGTGTGAACTCTATTATTTCTTATTCAGGGGAGTATATAGAAGCTACCAGAACATACGAAATTAAATTTACAGTTGATACAGATCTGGGTGAGATATCCAGAAATACTGTTTTGGGGGTATTCTAGTGGGTTTATTTACAGATTCTGGTTATCAGAAAGAATCTCTGGCAGAATGGAAAATAAAGGTTGAAGATCTTTTCAAAGAAGAATTTGGAGATGATGTTGATCTTGATCCCAGTGGTCCCTTTGGACAGTTAGTTGCTATCAGTGCCAAAGTAATGGCTGATCAGGATGAAATCTCAGAAGAAATATATTTATCCAGAGATCCTGATGGGGCTACAGGTGTTAGTCTTGATAGGATTAGTGCTGAGACTGGAACCAGACGAAAAGGTGCTTCTTTTACAGTAGCTCAGGGAGTACTCTGTTACGGTGATGAAGGAACAGTTCTTGGAGCAGATGAGACTCGTATAACATTATCCTCTGAATTTTCACCGGCTGCTGATTTATATTTTGCTTTAGTGGATGAAGTTACTATAACAAAGACAAAAACCCGGAAAGCTATTTTTACTCCCGATGCTCCCAGTGCTTCAGATGAATATGAAATAACTATAGACAGTGTTATTTATCAGGTTATTGCAGATGCTGATCCTACTGTAGATGAGATCATAGATGGTATGATTGCTGAGTTACCAAGCAATGTGACCGGAACTAAAGTAGATGGTACTTTAGAAATATTTGCAACTGCAGATTTTTCATTTGATAATAATGTTCTTTGGACGTTGGATTATCAAGCTTCAGCTGGAAACTTTCAATCAAATACAGCTGGAGTGATATCAGCTCCTGCAAATGCTCTTGTAGTGATTGTAACACCGATTTCAGGATGGGATTCTGTCAATAATACTTCTGCTGGAGAGACTGGTACTGCTGCTGAAAGTGATCCTGTTTTAAGAATCAGAAGAGTAAAAGAACTTATCTCTGGAAAGAGTACAGATAATGCTATTTGGAAAGATGTTAATGATGTCGAAGATGTTACAGCTGTAGCTGTTTTCAGTAATCGAACATTAGTTACAGATGCAGATGATATTCCAGCAAAAGCTTTTGAAGTTGTTGTAAGTGGTGGAGATGATGATGATATAGCACAGGCTATTTATGAAAGCATGCCTGGAGGTATAGAAGCTTATGGTGTAAATGCTTCAGGATTAGCTACAGATCAGTATGATGCAAGTGAAACTACTATTGATTTCAGTAGACCTACTCCTGTTTACATATGGGCTCGTATAACTCGAATTCCAAATACTGAAGAAACTTATCCCAGTGATGGTGATAATCGTGTGAAAGCAGCAATTGTTGCCTGGGCTGAAGAGAATTGGGGTCAGGGGATTGATGTTATACGCTTAAGATTATCAATTCCTGTTTATCAGGTTCCGGGATCTGGAGATTTAACAATAGAAATAGCTGAGACAGCAACTCCAGAAGGCACTCCAAGTTATGCTGAAGATGATATAATAGTAATTAACAGAGAGAATGCAGAGATTATTTTAGACCGTATTACGATGATAGAGGGATAGTGATGGCAGAACTTGAAGTTATAGATTATCCAACAGTAGCTGTATCTCTTTTAATTGAACGATTTAAAGATAGCGAAGACATCCAAAAGCTTGTCACAATTGCTGCTGAGGCTGCTATGGACCTTCAAACTACTGTATTTGATATAAGGGAACGTTTTGTACTTCCGACAGCTACAGGACCTGAATTAACGATAATAGGGGTGATATGGGATGAGGCTAGAGGTTTACAAACAGATGATGAACTGAAAGCTCGTATCTATGTTAAAATATCTCTTTCTATTTCTGGTACGATTTCTGAAATTAAGAATATATTATTATCACTTTATGGAGCTACATTTGCAGATTATGTTCCAGCTTATCCTGCTGGATTTACAATTTCAACAGATGCAGACATTATTCAAAGTGAATTAGAAGTAATTTCTTCAGCTGGTGTGTTTGGTTTATTATTGCCAGATCCTGCTTTAGGAAATTATATTGTAGATCATAATGATGATTTTATTGTGGGAGCAGATAGCTACCCTATTATTGATAGTGATGCTTAAGGAGATAAATTATGGCTGGTGGATTTAAAAGAATAGATGATTATACAGTAGTAGATCCTGATGTACTTCCGGATGATGCAGTTGTTTACAGTGTACTTCCTTCTGAAAGTACTCCAGCGACAATTGATAGACATTGGACCTGGTTAGCTTTTAAGATTTGGTTATCATCTTTTATAGGTGTATACACAGCAGGAAGTAGAGAAGTTATTTCTTCTGATACTACATTAGTATCAGGGAAAAAGTATCTAATTCAAGGGGATCATGAATTAACACTACCTGCAAGTCCTACTGCTGGGGATGTAATAGATATCTTATCAGATGGATACCCTAAAATAATTCAGAATGATGCAGAGCACGTGATGAGCTTAAGGAATAAATATTTTACTACAAAAGGTACGAGTGGATTTGTTCAAATGTTTTCAAAAGAGAGACTTGAATTAGTTTATAAAGGTACAGGATTAAGTCCTATAGAACCTATGGTTAAATTAACGAATCCAGTTGATTTACCAACAGGGATTGCTGAGGGAGTAAGTTTTTCTTACGATGGAAATTATTTAGCGGTTGGGCATTATGTTACACCATTTGTTACAATTTATAAACGAAATGGAGATGTATTTACAAAATTAGATAATCCTGTAGACCTACCAACAGGTGTAGGAGTCGGAGTGGCATTTTCATATGATGGGACTTATTTAGCAGTAGTTCATTCTACTTCACCGTATATTACAATTTACAAAAGATCAGGTGATGTGTTTACAAAATTAACTAATCCAGTAATTCTACCTACAGGAGACGGACGTGCAGTATCATTTTCATATGATGGGACTTATTTAGCAGTAGGTCATACTATTTCACCATTTGTTACAATTTATAAAAGAACGGCAGGCACAGATACTTTTGTTAAATTAACTAATCCAGTAAGTTTACCTCCTAGTTCAGGCTCTGGATTAACATTTTCATATGATGGGACTTATTTAGCAGTAGTTCATTCTACTTCACCGTATATTACAATTTACAAAAGATCAGGTGATGTGTTTACAAAATTAACTAATCCTGCAAGTCTACCTGCTGATGCAGGAATCGGAGTGGCATTTTCATATGATGGGACTTATTTAGCAGTAGTTCACTTTAATTCACCATATATTATAATTTACAAAAGAAATGGTGATACGTTTACAGAATTAACTGGTGCAGTTGATTTACCAACTTCAATAGAAGCAGTTAGAGTAGTATTCTCCTATGATGGATTATATATGGCAGTAGCCTACTTTGATTCACCGTATATTACAATTTATAAAAGATCAGGTGACACTTTCACAGAATTAACAGATCCAGTTGATCCACCACCTGATGATGTAGCAGGAATGTCATTCTCATACAATGGAAACTATCTAGCTACAGCTCATGCTGATACTCCATTTATCACTATTTATAAAACTAAAGAAGTAGTAGACAAAGAATGGATAGTAACAGATTTTGAAGTAATGAATCCAGAAGATCCATCAGACGGGGATAATGGTGATTTACAATACAGGTTTAAATGATTTTATTTTTTTATCTCTATTCGTATGTAAAACTCTTCATAACCAGCATCTGTATCCCCTTTAGTATTATATATTAAATTATGTGGTCTATTAGGATGTAAACAAAAATGTCTATAACCTATTTCTAATTCACCAAAACGTAATCCTGCATTAAATAAATAGTCAGATTCAAAAGGATGATAAGCATTTAAGGTTATTGGTTGAACATAAGTTTTAGTTGCTCCACCTATAAAGAAAGTATCCCATGCTACTACTTCAGCTTCAAATAATACATATCCTATATTCTGTGTGACATTCAATTCGGCATCTGGTAATGCTATATTATAACTTTCATAGTTTGGTGCCCATCCTAATTCAATTGCGAATAATAAAATTAACCAATTCATCCTTAACTCCTCACTAAATTAACTCTGGAAACTTTATATCCCAGTTTCTTGTTAAATTTTTGAATCACTTTATATACCTTATCAGCACTATCAATTTGATCTTCTTTATGTGTGCTCATAAGTACCTGGACCTTTAATTGATCACTAATGTCTTTCAGCAATGTGGTCATTACAGGACTACGAACAACATCAAGATTCTTTGCCGGTTCATCCAAGCATAATAAATTAGCAGTTTTTCCCATACTCCATACCGCTAATCGTAATCCCAGAGCAACTACATCAGCAAGTCCACCACCGGCAGAATCCAAAGGAGCTTGTTTACTTCCACCTTTCTCCACAGTGATAGCAGCATGGCTGGCATTGTTCTTTGTAGTAAACTCAATATCAAATACATTTCCCGGAAACAAAGCCTGCAGGGGAGTATTAACTAAGTCTGAAAGATGATAAGCAATACTGCTCTCAATTTGATGAGCAGCTGTCTGAATGATCAATTGAGCTTTTTCAATAGCTTCTAATTTCTTACTCAGTTTCACCTTTTTCAATGAAGCTTGCTCTAAATAATTCTCCGTTTCTTCCAGGAGATATTTTTTCTTATCCAGTAAGGTTCTTAATTTAAGATTATTCATCTTCATCATCCATTATCTCATCAAGAATATCTTCCGGAACAATCTCTTGAATCTTAGCTGTGAGTCCTTCTCGTTTCACTTGGAGCATAGAGATTCGTTCTGCAGTCTTTTTCTGCAGCTCTTCCATATCTTCTTTTGTATCACAGTCATACTCTGTTTTCCATTGAGTTTTAATTTGCTTAATAGCTCCCTCAGTTTCAGCACATTCTGTAGTTAATTCAGTTATTTTATTCTGCAGGGCTTCTACTTCTTCAATGCTCATTTCTTTAATCTTAGACATCAGTTCTTACCTCTTCTAATATATTTTTTTCAAGTTGTGAACTATCTACTGACAGTTCTTTTACTACTTCCCAGAGATCAAAAGACATTCCATGGGAACTGGCTAATTGTTCTGCATAAGCTGTAAGGGAATCTTCACGAGCATGTTGTTCCACTAAATAAGAGTCATCGATCATCGTTACATCATCACTTTCTAATGGAAAAAATCCATAACTGCTATCTTCTGTATCAAAAGCATAGAAACCTACTTCATAATCTTTTTCATCTGCACTTTGCCTATTGAGGCATCCTGGATTAAAAAGAATGGTATCTTCGTATATTTCTACATAATGTTTATGATAATCTCCTGTGAGAATAAACTTAGCAGTAGGAAAGGACTCAATAACATCAGCTGCAATTTCTGCATTTGCTAATCTTGCAAGATTTTCATTAGCATCCGGCATTATCAAACGATGCACAATTACAATACTAAATTCTTCTAAGAAATCAGTATTCTCAAACTTCTCATTCACACCATGGGCCGTCACGCCCTTCATTCTCATTAAGTTCCCTATACTGCTATTTGACAAGTTAGCATACTGGTGATGCTGTAAATCATGGTTTCCAGGGATTATATGGACCTCTGGGAGAGATTGTTCAACATCAAATACTTCCTGCATAGCTTTGGGGATAATATCCACTACCCATGGGGGTTGATTAGAGGAATCAAAGATGTCTCCGGCTAAGATAAGCATATCTACATCAAGCTTTACACATTTTAACAGAAGTTCTTTTACATTATTTTTCTGGGAGAGGATCCAATCTTCATCTATTCTGACTCTGGGACGATCTCTCCGGAGATGCAGATCTGCACTAACGGCTATTTTCATATTTACCTTCTTTTACAGGAGCTCCACAAAGCAAGCAGACATCTGGGAGTAGTTTTTTATTTGTTTTTATAGCTGCATAATTTAAGTGTAATTCTCTCTCAAGTTCATGAACATCAAATCTTGAGTTATTGACACGTGTTTCTTTACTTATCAACTCTTCAATAGTGTGATCTAACATTTCCAATTGCATAATTTTATCAGTAGCATCTTCTAACCAAGGTTTATTCTTTTCAAGAAATAAAACATCCATATCATATTTCCGGATATTTCTTTCTAAAGTGCTTTCATTAAGGATACTAAAGTTTATGTCATTTTCCACTTCCATTATTTCAGATAAAGCTTTCTTAGCTTTCGATAGCCATTTATGATCTTCAAGATATTGTTGATTGTCTTCAAAAGAAGTAAGAGAAAATTGAATAGAATCTTTATCTTCAGTTAAATGAGATTCTTTATTATAATTAAGCATCCATCTGTCAACTAAAGGTAAAGTATCTTCAGTCCATTTAAAAAGATCTAAAACACCTTTTAATCCATCATACCGATTAATCTCTTCAATGATTGTTTCTTCTTTATTCTCCAAATCCACAATATCTTTTTCTACTTTTTCCAGACGTTTAAAAATGGGTGCAGTAGTCAAAACCCAATCAAGAGATTTAATACTCTTTTCATAGGATATGATTTTTTCACTTTCAGCTTCTCTCAGTTTCTTTGTAGATCGTTTTTTACTCTCTATTGCTGATAAGGCCCTTGGGATTTCATCCAGTTTGACAACTGAGTTAAGAAACCTTGCAACTTCCTGTCCTCCCTTACCGCCCGAATGTAAGAGGAATAAACTATCATGTTGGCCTTGAATATTGACTTCACCCATATTAAACCATTTATTCACTTCTGCAGGAACTCCTATACCGGCTCGAGCCAAATCTTTTCCATCAATCCGATAACCATTAAAGTCTGCAGATCGTTCCCGGATAAGAACAGAACCATCTTCCCGGACGCATTCAACCTTACAAGGAGTATTGAGAACTACTAAACCTTTTTTAGTTGTATGTTTAGCCCAGTAGGATATAAAGCCGGTCCCGGAAGGTTCATTGTTCACAGCCCAGTTTAATCCTCTCATAATAGCTGTTTTACCTTCATGTGATTCTCCAGTTAAACTTGTGATCCCTTCATCTAATTCAATAAAAGAATCTATATGAGCCTGGAAATTAACTAATCTAAGTGATTTAAGCATTACCATCCCTCCTTAAAAGTCATTACTCTGGCGTATTCAGCCATGAGTACAGCATCAGCTCTACCATCTTTTGACTTCATAAAAGTATCTAACATCATGGGATAGAGGAGCCTACAGAGAATCACAGAAGCATCTTTTCCTTTTTTAATGAGGTTGTGATGTTTCTTCCAGGATTGAGGAGTAATATAACGGATGGGAGTTCCTCCTGTAGTTCGGATCACTCCCTCAATTTGTCCAAAATTTCTTCCGAAGGAGAACATCGAAGCTACACCCTGTCCCGGCATTGAATGGACTTTTTCTAACACCACTAATTCAGGTCTCCAGGTTCGCAAGATGTCTTTGTACATTATGAAGAATTCTTCAATATCTAATTCATTATTTTTTTTCTGTTTTCCACTTTTAGTTTTAGTTGTTTTAAGAGTAGTTACAATAGGAAGGTCATGGACTTCTAAAACTATTCTACTTTGAACCACAGCAATTGCTCCCGTCAATCCAGGATCTATAGCAACGATTATTGAACTCATTGAAATAATCTCATTTGATGGATGTCTTCTTCTCTATGAGCTAAAACATCTTCCAAATAATTTAAACCTAAAGCAGCCAAAACAAATTGTTCACTACCATTAAAAGCCATTCTCATAGACATACCAAAATTACGATTGTTATTCATGTGAACTTTAAAAGCTTTATATTTATCATACATTTGTTTATCAGTTACACTATTTTCTCTCATCAGTTGTGTGAGATTTTTCATCCGTATTTCCTCCCTAATCCACTTGCTGCAGCTGCTTCAATAGCTTCCCATTTCTCAGTAACTCTTTTATCAAGTTCTTTTTTCATTTTTGGATCCTTCATTATCTGCAATCTGAGAGTGTCAAAATCAGAAGGAGCACCAAAGAAATCTTCAAATGATTTTTTTGAATGATTATTCCTTTCTTTAAATTCCATGACAGTACTGGCTTTAACAGCTCTTTTACCATCTATTTTTTTCCGGAAATCTCTATATGTTTCTAACATTTTTTCTTCAGTTTTCAACCATTCAGTAACACCATCAAGATCTGGTTTAGGTTTATCAGTATCTCCAGGATTCCAAGGTATGTTTTTAGCTACAGTTTTTCGATATTCTCCACTGGGACTTCTGAGTCCATAAAGAAAAGTAAGACTGGTCCCCACATCATCAATACCGAAATCAGTATAGTAGAGAAAACGAGCTTTTCTTTTCATTCGACCATCACGGGATTTAAGACCTTCTACTTCTACAAAGATACCATTGACTAAATCACTACCTTCATTTTTAAGGTCTCTGACAGGAGTAAACCACACTTCTAAATCCATCCAGTGTCTTTTTGCTTTTCCACCGGAAGTTTTTAATTTTTTCTGATATTGTTTAGCTCCTATTTTTTCCCGGACCTGGCTAACAATACCCAGTATTACTTTACTACCTTGAAGCTTTGCAGTTTGATTCCGGAAGAACTCCTGACTTAAAAATTTTGCAGCTCCCATTCCATAAGTACCTTCATCAAAAGTTTTACCTTTTTCATATTCTTCTTTTCTTTTTTCTGAACGATTCAATTTATCTTCATCTGAAATAGAATCCAAACTGTCCATGAAATATATTCCAAAATGTTTTTTAGGTAACATTTCAAGAAAAATAGAAAGTCTAGCATCCATATCTTCTACTGTTTTAGGTTTTAAAGGTAATTTTTTAGAATGATCAAGTAAAAGATTTCCTCCCATTATATCAACACCGTATAGTTCAGTGGTGTCAAAATTATTACCATTTTCACCATCTTCATACTGCCAGTCAAAATTATCTTTTCTGTGATGATGTTCTGCAGCAATCATTTCATTACCAAGCATAGATTTTCCACTACCGGTATCACCACATAGATTGATAGCACATCCATAAGGAATACCCAGTCCTCTTCCTCCTCCAAAATAAAGGTCAAGAAGATGACATCCTGTTCTTGCAAATTCAGTTTTCATTTTTATTTCCTTCTTTATTACTGATTCTACCTGGCTTTCTATCCAGGAGTTCAAGGAGGGTTTTGTAGTCTTCATGATGGATCACATCCTTATTCTGATAAATAGCTACTCTTAAACGATTCAAAGCAATAATTCTCCACATACGAACTCTATTATTGTCTTTGGGATAAGGAATCAATTTCCATTTAGAAGTTCCTTTTCTTATTTTTAAAAAACTAATCAGTTCATCACGTTTGAAATACCAGTGTTTGTCTTTTTTATTCTTCCAGGCAAAGGGCTGAAGCCGTAAAGCTTGAATAGTGTATTCGACTTTAAACCGTTTAAGCATAGCCAGTGCTTCACCTGTTTTAAGATAAACTTCTGATGACATGACTCCTCCTTAAAAAGCCCCCTTTTCAGAGGGCTCTGATTTTTATGAATATCTGATTATTTCTTTTTAGCTTTCTTTGCTTTGTAACAGGCCATTTCCAGATCACATTCATCACATTCAGAATGTTTGCCATAGTCAGGACCAAACTTATGCCCTGCAGGGCATTTACTTCCGGAAGATTTCTTTTTGGAAGATGATTTGGATTTACTGGAAGTAGATTTCTTTTTCTTTTTTACAGGGGTTTCTTCCTCGTCATCATCCTCATCAGAGTCCTCGTCATCTTCTCCGTCTGAATCATCATCGTCAGCATCATCTTCTTCGTCCTCTTCCTCGTCATCATCTTCGTCAGTGTCATCATCATCAGATTCAGGCTCGTCACCTTCTTCCTCCTCTTCTTCTTCATCTAATTCTTCTTCTTCTTCATCATCATCAGTGACTTCATCATCTTCACCGAAGTAGAATTCTTTGATCTGTTTATTTGTCATGAGGACAAGAGCTTCATCCCAGGAAAAAGCTTTATCGATATCAGAATCCGGAACAGGTTTCTTTCTATCAATAAAAGAAAACTGTTTGAAAGGTTTTTTCTTATCTTCAGGTACCAGAAATTTTACAATCTTCCCCTCATCTTCTGTTTCATAAAAAGCGACTACACCTTCACCGTCAGCACATTCTTTTGCAGCTTCTGCAAGTTCATCACCGAAGATATATGTAGAGGCTTCATAAAACATGATCTTACCTTTGTCTTCTCCAGTGACAGGTTTGACATTGTAAACTGATCTTCTTTTAGCTCCCAGAGCAATAGCCAGTTTCTTTGTTTTCTCACTGCCGGTTTCATTGTATTCATCCCAGAGATTACGAGATTCATCACAAAGTGCACAGGGTTTTCCATAATTCTTCTGCAGACAGAGAATGTCTTTCGATTTATTCACACTTTTATGGACATAATATTCCATAGCATAATGGAGATCTCCAATTGACAAATCCCCGGAAGCTACTTTTGGGAATAGATCAGATTTAATTTCAAAGGGAATAATGTTAAATCTGTTGGATTTACCTCTGGTAACTTTGAATACTTCAGGTTTTTTCTTTAATTTTTTGAAATCAAAGACTCCTGTGTAAGATGACATACCCCTGGCATTGTTGGTACTTACATGAGACTCTACTCTTTCAGTTCCAACTCTTCTATGTTTCTTCTTTTTTGTAGCCATAATTATTCTCCTTAATTATTTCGATCTTGCTTTAAAGCAGACGTTATCTATATCACACTCATCACATTCAGGTTCTAATCCAAATGAAACTCCAAACTCATATCCATGAGGACATTTACCTTTAGGTTTTTCAGTTTTCTTTTTATCAGCTATTTCCTTTTGAAGCTTCTTTCCTTCTATTTGATTAAGAGCAGCCTGTTCTTTAACAGTTCTTTTCTTAGGTGCTTTTTTAGCTGCAAGTTTTTTATCTACACCTTTTTTAACAGTTCTTTTGGTTTTAGGAGGAACAGCTTCTTCCTCATCTTCTTCCATATCTACATCCAGATCATCGTCTTCTTCAAGTTCCGGATCAGTAGTGCCAATCCCTTCTGCTTCATCATAAAGCTCTTCATCTTCATCCAGATCATCACCGTATAAATCATCATCTTCCTCATCTTCTTCTTCAATAACAATTGGTTCAGGTTTAGGAAGTTTCTTTTTCTTCTTTCGTTTCTTATTCATTTCAGAAACATTCTCATCCATAGAAGAATTTGCAGCATCTTTAGTTTTTCTTTTATTCTCCCGGACATCAACTCCCATTTCTTCCTTTACAAAATATTTTGTAGTGTGAAGTTCTGTAAGGATTTTAATCATACTTCTTTTCTGTTGCATAGATTCTTCAGCTACTTTACAGAAACCCAAAGTTTTATTTGCTGTAATATAAGCTTTATGAGCTTTCATAACTTCCGGATCAGAATTTACAAGATGTTCTGCCATTTTATCTGTAGCAGGTTTTTCTCCTGGTTCATCTGGTGTTTTATGGAACATGAATCTTTCAGATTTAACTTTATCCAGAGTAAGTTTAGCTTTGTCAGCATCTTCTTTAGCTTGAACAACTAATTCAGCCCATTCACCATACACATAAGGCTGCATCTCTGCTTCTTCATCCAACAGATTTTTATTGATCTGCTTATCGGCTCTTAAGTCCCGACTAATCTCTACCATCTATTTCTCCTTTTTAATCTGTAAAACTTCTTACAGTTCTTGTTATCAATAAAGGCCATGCTGTTCCGGTATCGAACAGAGGCTCTTCAAACCATTCCAACATTTCAGCTACTTCGTTAATTCTTTTGCCAGCTCTTAATCTATCTCTAAGTATAATAGATGCACCATAGTTCAGTAGTGTTCTTCTAACTGTTTCAGGCTCTACTCTTTCTTTCTTAAGTTCTCCAAGTATTTTTAAAGATTTATTAGAATTACCGGTAAAATATGTTCTACAGAAGTTTATTACTTCCGGGATATCTTCATTAAGTCCTGCCACATTACTCTCAAGGTACTCCTGAATAAACTCTTCTTCCATTCCGGATACAGTATCCAATAACTTAACAGCGTCCCGTACATGACCATCAGCAGCTTCTGCAATCATTTCTAATATCTCTGGATCAAGAAGATAATTCTCTTCTCTGCAGATTCCTTTCAATAACTTTTTAATTTGAGAATCTTTAACCAGAGTAAGTTTAATAGGAGTACACCGGCTTATGACAGTATCTAAGATTTTTGCAGGGTCAGTAGTGCAGATAAAAAAGAAATCTGCAGCAGGAGGTTCTTCAAGAAGTTTAAGAATGCCATTTTGAAAAGCTTTACTGGAAGCTTGCATTTCATCAAGGATCCAACCTCTATTTCCCATACTGACTGTGTTGCAAGCATTTGTAATTTCTTCAGAGTCTTTTTTAAGACCATCCTGAGCCAAATTCATTTCTACAATATTGAAAGGATCTATATTTAAAGCTTTACAGGCCACTCTTGCCAGAGTAGTTTTACCAACACCATGAGGTCCTACAATTATATAAGCCTGTACAGGATTATCTCTTATGACACTTTTTTCCAGGGCTGCCACCTGTGATTTGTTACCAATAACTTTTTCAAAAGTATCAGGTCTATATTTTTTAGTATATCCCATTAGAATAATCTCCCAGATTGCCAGGTTTTAACTACTTCAACAGGGTCCATATTCTTTTTTACAGCTTTTTCTATTAACTGCCAGGCATCAATCCACATCCATAATTGATCCAGTCTCTTATTTGCTGGAGGTTTTACAGTCATTTTCACCATTCTTTCAAAGAGTTTATTCTTATATGGTTTAAGCCAGTCACCCATATTAAAATACATTCTTCCCTCTTGTTTTATAAATCTGACTGATTTTTTCTTGTTTAAAGGATGTGGCTGTTTATGCATGTGCTCCGGATTATCCGGTGGAGGACCATGACGATAGACGTTTGCCATGATAGATTTATTTTTAATCTTCTTTATTGCTTCCTCTTCTTTTGGTAATTCAGGAGCTAAAGTTTCTTTAGTGATTTTTAATAATTCATCTTTCATTTCTTTATTCATATTTCTCCTCTTTATAATTATAGATTCTATGCTCTATTACGGACTATTTAAAAAGAACACAATGTTCAAAGTTACAATTATTCTTTTTTTCTTCAAACATTTTATAGACATATCTGCAATCAGAATTTGTACACTCTAAATCTCCATCAGTATTCCATTTTGCAATGTCCTTACATTTAGAACATAGCAATTCTTTAATTTTTGGATCATAAATTATATTGGTCATTATTCTTCCATGTTAGGAACTTTAATTTTTTTAACCATTTAAGAAATCTGTTTTCTTTTTTATTAAAAATTCTAAATGATTTATCTGGGATTATCATAATTCTCTCCATTCATCTTTAACCCAATCACTTATTTCATACATATCATTCCAGGTTCCATCAATTCCACTTACTTCCATTTCTAAAGTTAAAGGAGAGATAATCCAATCCCAATGTTCCCGAACATACTGAGTACCAAATTTAAACATTATTTCACTGACAATTTCTTTCTCTTCCGGGTTGCCATCCCAGCCGATACTATCGTGAATCTCATAAATCTGTTTTGATCTAAGTCCAAGTTTTTTAGCTTCCTTCTGGGTCTTTTCCATAGTCCATAATTTAATATGACTGGCAGGTCCCTGGACCGGACCATTACAGAAGTTATTAAAACTCATAGGCCCCCAGTATCTGAATCCAGTCACCATGTCCACATAACCATCTCTTAAATATTTCTTGTACATGATGTCTCTATTGGCTTTATAAGTAGGGTACTTTTCATTCCAGTAATAATCGATATAGATTTTCATCCATTCTTTAAACCGACCATAAGAATTAATAGGGGATCCTTTCTGACGACCTCCTACTTCATTAGGCATTCCAATTTTAGCTAAATGTTTCTTTGTAATATCCGGAAGTTGTTTCCATACTCCACTGGCTGTCTTTTCAACTCCAGCACCATAGACAGACGGGAACACATAACCGTTTTTACTAGCCTGTCTGACAACTTTAGCTACTTTACCACCTGTAAGAGAATCTGTAACTCCCATCCATTTATCATAAATTTCATCATCAAGAAAGAGCATTTCAAAAGCTACATCTTTATGCATGTCAGCATTTTCCTGATCAAAACAATAAGCCAACCATTCAGGATCTTTAAATACACAACCAGCAATTACAACTTCCAGCATCTTATAATCCCATTCCCATATCTCATTCCCCGGGGATGGTCTTAAAGCTGATCGTAACATTGTTCTGGCTTTCTTATTTCTCTTGAATGGATTTTGGATATTAGGATTAGAACAGCCTGAACGGAATGTCTGGACGTTGTGTGTAGAGAATATTGGATGGATCATTCCATCACAGGCTTCAGTGGTATATTTGTTTAAAGTGTCATATATTTTTTTCTGCTTTCTTATTTTAACAATGGTATCAGTAAAATCATTTTTAAGACTGAGAAGAGCTTCTTCATTATCAGGTCTGTTTCCGGGTTTTAAATCATCAGACATACCTACAGGAACATCAAATCTTAATTTATCATAAACATGATATTGGAATCCTTTCCCCTGTATCTTCCGGTCCCAACCTTTACTCTCAGGTAATTCAAGTATACGATCCCAGAGACCATCCATTTTAGCTTTTACAAAACCAGTATTTAATTCAGCTTCTTTCATGTTTATTTTAAAACCAGCAGCTTCCATAATCCCATGAGCCATTGTTCCTTTATGAAGAAATAAGAAACCTTCTCTTAACTTTCCTTTCAATCTGGAATCCTGGTACTCAAATAATTTATATTCAAGATGGGCGTCACGAGCTACATACAAAAGTTTTTGATGAGTATCAGCTAAATGAATTTGATTAATCGCATTTCTTCCATATTTTAATTCTTCTTCCTCAGTAGGTTTTAAATATTTATCCACTTCAGAATCATAATTAAGAATTCCCAGTTTACAAAAGATAAGATACTTAGCTCCAACATTTTTTTTATTATGTAGACAGTGAGCTCCTATCATAGTACACCAATACATATTCCGGACATGTTGTTTAATTCCTCTGATGTGAGTCCAGGTATCTTCGTACTTACTTGAGTGAGCGATCTTCTTTATCTTAGTACTTCTGAGAATAAGTTTCATTTTCTTATGAAAATCAGGATTATCAAAATAAGGCATCCCCACACCTATAATCCCATTAGAAAAACCAACACAATCAATATAATGACCTTCTCTATGAGGTTTAATTCCGGTTGTTTCATAATCAAAAGCTACATGAGTCCATGTTTTATAAATAGTGTCCAGCATGTCTAAAGATTCTTTTAATTTATGAAGAGCAATTACATCATCACTATAGTTATGAGTATAGAAAGGAGTGTCAATT